GATTGCAAGATACCTGACCAGGATGAACTTATCAGTGAGCTTTCTTCGCTGAAGTTTAAAATCCTGTCATCTGGCAAGTTTAAAGCTGAAGGCAAGGATGAGATGAAGAAACGCGGTTTGCGCTCTCCTGACCTTGCGGATGCCTTAGTGCTGACATTTGGCACTCAAGCGGTACGCGCTGCTGGCTCTGTGTCGGCCTACGGGTACGGATCAGAATTGGATTACGGTAGTACGAGTTGGATTGTGTGATGGTTAAAGCAAGCAGTGTTAAACGGCTACCTTCTGGTCGGCTGAAGTATAACGGCGAGACTTTCCCCGGCTTTAACAAGGTTCAGCGCACTCCTGGCGATACCAAGAAGTTTAAGGTGCTGGCTAAGAAAGGCCCGGATGTAAGAAAGGTTACTTTCGGCGACAGCAATATGACGATTAAGAAGTCCAACCCGAAAAACAAAGCCAGCTATTGTGCGCGTTCTGGCGGCATTTCTGGCAAGGATGACAAGTTTTCAGCGAATTATTGGTCGCGTAAAATGTGGGATTGTTAGCATGAATACTATGTATATGAAGAAAACCTCTATGACCCCCGGCAGCCGTTCTACAATGGCAAACCAGCCAACCGTTGCTAAGAAAAAGAAGCCCAAGAAGAAAAAGAAGACCTATGCGTCATCAGGCGTAACCACCGGGCGTTATTCATCCAATGGCTAAACTTACTCCGGCTCAGATTAAAAGAGCCAAAGCTATGTCTGCGCGGCGTGGTGTGAAGTATCCGAATGCTTGGTCTAACCTTGCGGTTGCGAGGGGCAAGGCAAAGAAATCATCTACCAAGAAGGCTAAGACGTAATGGCAAAAATGGATGACATGGACTTTCGCGGCGTCTTGCAGAACGAGATACAATCCGCTGTTAACTACTATGACAGCGAGTTTTCCGCTGAACGCGCCGAGACACTACAGTTTTATCTTGGTGAGCCTTTTGGCAACGAAGTTGAGAACCGTAGTCAAGTTGTGGCAACTGAAGTCAGTGACACCATAGAATATATTATGCCGGGTTTGATGAAGATGTTTAGCTCTTCGCCGGATTTCGCACGGTTCTTGCCTCGCGGTCCAGAAGATGTAAACGCGGCTGAGCAAGCGACTGACCTTGTAAACTTTGCGATTAACTCAGACAACAACGGTTTTCGCGTCATCCATGATTGGTTTAAAGATGCTCTCTTGTTTAAGCAGGGTGCGGTCAAGTTTCATTGGTTGGAGACTGACACCACTGTAAACGAGGCTTACGAAGATTTAACTGAAGATGAGCTTACTTTGCTGGTGTCTGATCCAGCGATAGAAGTTATATCTCAGGAAGTCACAGAGATGGGTGTGGTTGACCCTATGGGCGAAGAAATGCCTATGGATGTTAAATACTCAGTTGAAATTAAGCGTACTAAGAAGGCTGGCAAGGTCAAGATAGACAACGTGCCGCCAGAAGAGCTTATATTTTCTCGCCGCGCTACTAGTCTCGAAGACTGCTCATTTATAGCTCACCGGACTCAAGTACGCGCTGGCGAACTCATTGAACAAGGTTACGATGCTGACCTTGTTTTACGTTATGCTGGCACATCTGACCTTGATGATGAGGCTGAGCGTCAAGCTAGATTTGAGGAAATCGAAAGCGGCAATAAGTACGATACAAGCGCAGACCCGTCCATGCGTGAAATCCTTGTTACAGAGGCTTACATTCATGCTGACTATGACGGCGATAATGTAGCCGAGTTACGCCGTGTTGTATGTCTTGGTGACGGTGATGAAATCCTTGAGAATGAACCGTTTGACCGTTTGCCGTTTGCGTTACTTTCGCCAATCCTAATGCCGCACCGTATGGTTGGGCGTTCCGTTGCTGAGATGGTGAAAGACTTACAAGTAATCAAATCCAGCATTATGCGCCAAATGCTAGACAACCTTTATTTAACCAATAACAGCCGTGTTGGCGCAGTTGAAGGACAGGTAAACCTTGATGACCTTTTATCGTCGCGTCCGGGCGGCATTGTTAGAATGCGTGCGCCAGGTATGGTCCAGCCTCTTGCCGTTCCGCAAATTGGAAACAGCGCGTTTGCGATGCTGGAGTATGTGGATTCTATTCGTGATCAGCGCACGGGTTTTAGCAAAGCGTCTATGGGTTTGGACCCGTCAACGCTTCAGTCAACTACGGCAAGCGCTGTTAACGCTACGATCCAAGGGGCGCAACTCAAAGTAGAAATGATTGCGCGTGTTTTCGCTGAAACGGGTTGTCGTGACCTAGCAACGGGCGTCTTGCATTTGCTTCAGAAGCATCAGGACAGTGAGCGCGTTGTGCGTATTCGTGGTGACTTTGTTTCGATTGATCCAAGAGCGTGGGATAACGGCTTTGATCTGTCTGTAGAAGTTGGTCTTGGTAACGGGCGTGAAGACGAAAAGATGGCTATGCTTTTGCAGATTTCCGGCAAGCAGCAAGAGATATTAAACCAGCTTGGCCCCAATAACCCTGTGGTTAAACCAAGCCAATATGTGAACACACTGAAGCGCATTGTTGAAATGGCTGGCTTTAAGGACACCGAGCAATTCTTCACTTCTGGTGAGGAAGTAGATGCAGCGGTTGCCCAAGGCGCACAACAGCAAGATCAGGGTGCAGCCCAGCAAGCAGAGATGGCACAATTCCAAGCCGAGCTTGATCTGAAGAAACAAAAGATGGAAATGGAAATACAGTTAGACCGTGAGAAGATGCAAGCAGAGCTTGAGTTACGACGGTTTGAGCTAGAGGCTGAATTACAGCTTCGCCAACAGAAATTGGCTTTTGGTGGTCAAGTTTCAGATAACCTACCAAGAGCATGACGGATTTTAGAGATGAACAAGACCGAGGCGCTAAAGCGGCGGCGGTCCTTCGTGATCCGTTGGTTATTTCAGCATTTGCTGAGATACGAAGCGCGTATGTCGATGCCTGGGCGCATACTGACCCAGCAGACACCGAGTTTCGTGAGCAACTATTTTGTCTGATGAAGGCTTTAGAGTCTTTTGAAGTTCACTTTCAGTCTGCCGTGCAGACCGGGAAGATGGCTTCGACCCAGATGGAAGAGTTGCGGAAGTAACCTTTTTAAAAATTTGGAGATTTTATTATGTCTGGTACTCCTAGCGAATCCAGCTTGTCGCAGCTTGATGCTGTTAACCTACTTTTGAACCCGGAAGCCCCTGAAGAGGTAAGCGAGGAAGTTCAAGAGCAAACCGCCGAAACTGAAGTAGAGGCACCTGATACTGAAGAAATGGAAGTCGAAGCCGCTGATGACAGCCAAGCCGAGACTGAAGTTGAAGAGGTTGATGAAGATAGCGATGATAGCGTTGAAGAAGAAATCGACACTTATGCTATAAAAGTAGATGGCGAAGAGGGTGAGGCCACAATTGATGAACTCATCAAAAGCTATCAACTAGAAAAAACGGCTCAGAAGAGACTACAAGATGCAGCGGAACAGCGTAAAACGCTCGATGCTGAAAAAGCGTCTACTGAGCAAGCTCGTCAGCAATACGAGCAAGCCCTTAATGTTATGGCTCAACAATTACAGCAATCAACCCAACCTAAAACTCAGGAATATTGGGATGGCCTGTATGAGAGTGATCCACTTGAATATGTCCGTCAACGCGATGTTGAACGTGACGCGCAGACTAGGCAGCAAACAGTTAACGCTGAGCAACTTAGGATGAAGCAAATCAAACTTGTTGATGAGCAAAAGAAACTTCTCGATGCCGTTCCAGAATGGAAAGACACAGATGTTCAAACTCGTGAGACAGCGGCGATTGTTAATCATGCGCGTAGTAGAGGCTGGACTGATGCTGAATTAAATGAGGCAACAGATCACCGATACGTTGTAATGATGCGGGACGCCTATCTTTATAATAACTTGCAGTCACAAAAACCGATTGCCAAGAAAAAAGTAAAGACGGCTCCAAAGATGGTGAAAAGTGGGCAACCTAAATCGAAGGGTGACTCTGCAACAGAGCGAAAGCGCAAAGCTTTTGACAGCCTTAGTAAGTCCGGCTCCAGAGATGCAGCCGTGAACTACCTTTTAACCAAATAAACTTTAGGAGCCAAAATAATGGCAATTTACGCAACTGGCGCAGCCGTAGGCGAGCGCGAGAGCTTGGCTGATGTGATTTATCGCATTGACCCAGATGAAACCCCACTTTTTTCGAATGCGAAGAAAGAAACCACAAAAGGTGTTTACCATGAGTGGCAAGTACAAGAATTAGCTGCTGCTGTTGACACAAATTACGTCAATGAAGGGGCTGATTTTTCCTATGTTAATCCCACAGCCACGACCAGAGTTGGCAACTACCATCAGATATCAGTCCAGGCGGCGTCAGTATCCAATACTTTGGATAT